CTCCTGTCGGAGAATTACACTATGATCTAACCCTTAAGAAAAGGCATGCCATCGGTAGCGATAACCGGACACCGCATCACGCGGAACCGCACCACTACTGGCAACACCATACAGGGCTGAAGCAAGCTGAACCCGGGGAGGATATTTCTCAAGTGGTATTTTAGCTGGTAAAGGGGTATACCCTCTGATCCAACGTATGCCATGTCGCCAGACGGAAGTCCAACGACGAGAATCGTCCTCATGTATAACTACATCCCCAAGTTCCCTAGGCCCAAAGATGCGCAACGCCAACCCGATAAATCGTCTAGCCGTGAGGCTCGACTTTCGACCGTAACGTTGTGCATAAAGGCCGTTCGCTATCGTGATCCAATCACTGGGCTGACACGGATCGGTCTTCAGGTAAAGCGGGGTAACCCGCTCGCCCATGAAGTAATCGCCGCCACAGCTTTCGCGAAATGGTCCACTAAGAAACGTTTTCTTCTCGTTTGGCGTAAAGCCAAACATATTAAGTGCTTTCAGCACTTTATTAGCGTGTTCGGTAGGGACGATGATGTCATCGCCGTACACTTTCACACGGGGGTCACCAATCTTCAAACCCGTTGCAGCGATGCACAGGGCATAAAAGATTAGTGTTTCGAGTTCAAACGTGAACCCGTTCCCCATAGAAGAAAACTTCTCCAACACCACCCATTTCCCATCGACTCGCGTCTTTGGACTACGGAGGGCATCAAGTACGGAATACCATTGGTCAGCATAGGCTAATGAAACCTTAACAGCCATGCGTGCAACAGTATCACTTGCCTGTCGAACATCGATAGTTGCGGACTCCCCCGAAAGGGATGCACTACATGCCATCTGGTCATGTAGTGCTTGTCCGTGCTGAAGGTTAAGACCCGCAACAGACAACAATCTAGAACGAATATGCTCACCAGCACCAAGCTGGGCAAACATATTCCCTCCTGCTTCGATACATATCCCGCGAAGTGTCATAGCATCTTTCGGTGCCGTGGCAAATCGATTACCGGGAACAAAACGTAGCGAAGTGTTCGAAGATCGACCCAGAAGCAAAGCCCTACGCCACCAAGTGGTTTGGACAGTGTGTTCGACGATAGCCGCCGATCCAGGTGTGCAATGAATCTGACTCATTAGTTTACCACAGGGATTGCGGTACTCTAGTCCGTGTTTGGACGTAAACTCAAATACGGTACCCGGACCGAACCGACCACGCAATTGCGTGGGCAGAGGCCCTAAAATCGTTTCACACACTACGCGCACGCGATGGAGGAATTCCAAAGTCTCATGCGCGATGCCTACAGGCATCTCGAGGTGTGAAAGCCGCATGTTCGTCAATTTACACTGACGTTCTGCGGCGTAGAACGATTCCTTTGCTTTTCCAACCAGGTTCTGGTTCTTAATCGGAAGCCCTTCGAACTTGCGCAACAGGTTAACTGCTGCGTAGTCTCGTCGGAACCGATCAATACTGGAGGTAGCATCGAGGTAGTCGTGAGGATAAATTCGCTTTTCGGCGAGATCTACCCATTCACCGTGTTTTATTCGGAGGTAAACCCCTAAACTAACAGGTGTGTTGAGGTGCTCGAGATACTGCGAGCACACACGCTGAACATCAGCATTCAGGCATGTTTTCTTGGCCATGGAATCGCTCCGTGATGGTTATTGTCGAATTAAGTTGGTGCGTAACCGTCTACATAGACCGAGCGCATCAACGTACTGACAAGCAGGTTGCCGGCTTGGTGGATCGCTTCCGTAACCTGAGCTGTATCGACATTCTGGGGAACCAGAGCCGAACAGTCAAAGGGCACGATCGCGATTACCGATTCGACACCACTGACAGTTTGAATGATCGGGTATTTCACCGACATTTGGATTCGACGACCATCTTTGGAGCCATTGTCACGAGACACGACTTCCACCACTGGACGATGAGCTGGGATTGCACTGACAGCGTTGGAACGCCACCGTGCAGCTACCTTGTCACCGGCAGATGGAGTGAGTGCAGAGTAGACGACGTTTGTCGCGTTGTCCGCTTTCTTTACTGTGATATCAGCCATGTTAGGCATTTGATACGTCCTTCTATTGGAGGATACTAAGGGTTCATCCCTTGGTAAAAAGAGACACTAGCAGAGAAACGGCTGTCGCAGCCCGCGTCTGTGAAAGTGCTGTTGGGATCTCGAAGTCGAGCCGTGTGGCTGCGATACCGAGAGTGCGCTTGAGATAAGCACACTTATAATCACCAAACATCCTAGTCTCAAGTGGGCCACCAATGTAGGTGACTTTCTCTCGTTCGAATGTTCCCTTGAAATACCGTGTGGTAAAGGGCCTGGTGAAGGTCAAACCGCAATATGCTGTCCAGTCATTTATGACATCGCCAACATTTCCGAACCAATCCACCATAAAGGAGAACGGTACGACGGCCCAAGCGATGGCCGCGGGGTTAATTAGCCCCATTTGGTTTGCAAGATACAAGTTCGGATTAGTAATGGAGACTGTAGCACTAATCTTCACCCAGAGACGACCTTGTAGGCTCTCAATCGAGCGCCGCTTGTATCCACCGAACTTGTCGGTAAACACAAAACGGCTCTGATATGATGTAGACGAGCTAACACTGACGTCAATCGTTGGAAACTGGGTTTGAAGTACATCAATGGCGGAATAGACATCTCCGACCATCGGTGCCCAACCCATCCAGTATTCCAGCCAAATCGCCGAAGCATCTTTTGGCTTAGTCCAACGGGTCTTGCGGTGTTTCTCCAGCGGCCGAACATTCAAGGCTTTTGTAAAACGCTTGAAGTTCCCCTTACGAAGAGCTTTGTAGCCCTGATACATGGTTGCGCATCGCAGCGCCACCATCTCGTAAGCACTTGCATACTCAGCAAAGGCAACTCCCAATTCCGCGTCAGCGCCAAGGTAGGCCTGGAATTTCTGAATCGCCCGGTTTGTGACCGGAATCGCTTCATTATAGCCCAGGACCAAATTCAAGGCTCTGTTACGGTAGGAGAAGTCTGGATACGTGCCGAAGCTATCCTTCCCGCCCTGAATACATTTATAGTATTGCAGTTCATATGCGAGAGGATCGGCAGTAATCGGATTTTGCGACCACCCTTTCTTGACCTTCGAGTCCCTTACGGAACCGTTTGGCCAGGAGGTAGCAACGTCCGAGCTGAGATAAGTAATGGCCATGACGGTCATACTCCGCTGTTGTGGATCACATCAGTTACCACCGAAAGTCCGATGGACCGATGGTGTTAATCAGGGGATCCTCAGATTCAACGATCGCCAGATCGTAGTTTTACCCGAAGCATGCCC